TGATAAGCCTCACGCCCGAGCATCACCCCGTCGAACGTCTGCAAGTGCTCATGACAGGCTTCCAGGCTTTTGATCCCACCGTTGAGGATAATCTCCAACTCCGGAAAATCCGCCTTCAACCGCGCGGCCACGTCATACCGCAGCGGCGGAATATCGCGATTCTCCTTCGGCGACAACCCCTCCAGAATCGCAATCCGCGCATGCACGGTAAAACTGGTGCAACCGGCATCGCGCACCGTGCCAACGAAATCGCACAGCTCCTCATAGCTGTCACGCCCATTGATCCCGATCCGATGTTTCACCGTCACCGGAATCGACACCGCATCACGCATCGCCTTCACACAATCGGCCACCAACCGCGGATGCCCCATCAGGCACGCCCCGATCATATTGTTCTGCACCCTGTCGCTGGGGCAGCCCACATTCAGATTCACCTCATCGTACCCATGCTCCTGCGCCATCCGCGCACAGGCCGCCAAGTCCAGCGGCACACTGCCGCCCAACTGCAACGCCAACGGATGCTCGGCCTCGTTGTGCCGCAGAAACCGCTCGTGATCGCCGTTGAGCAGGGCGCCGGTGGTGACCATTTCGGTGTAGAGCAGCGCGTGCTTGGAGAGCAGGCGCAGGAAGAAACGGCAGTGACGGTCGGTCCAGTCCATCATAGGTGCAACGGAGAACCGCCGAGACAGCGTAGAGCTTGTGTTTGCAGGGGATGTAGTTGATTTCTGTACCATTTTACTCTACGTGTTTTATGCCGGTTTTCAGGGGTAATTGGGCGTTTTTGCAGAGGCATTGGTACAATGTACCAACCTCTTTCACAATTGTACCAGTTGACCATGGCCACGATCAGAGCACGGAAACGCACCGACGGCAGCATCAGTTACACGGCACAGATACGCCTGTTTCGCGATGGGACGCAAGTTTACCAAGAGAGCCAGACCTTCGCCCGAAAACAGGCCGCCCAAGCTTGGGTTCGAAAGCGTGAAACCGAACTGGATCAACCAGGTGCCATCGAGCGGGCCAACCGAAAAGGCACCACGGTCAAGGAGATGATTGACCGGTATCTGCTTGAAATGGAAAAGGTCCGGCCATTGGGTAAAACCAAATCGGCGACGCTCAAGGCGATCAGTGAATCGTACCTGGGCAAACTCAACGACCAAGATATTAATAGCCAGCAGCTGGTGGAGTATGCGGTATGGCGCATGGGCAAGGAGGGCGGGAGCGTCCAGCCCCAGACGGCCGGCAATGATCTCGCCCATCTCGGTGCTGTGCTTTCGATTGCAAGGCCTGCCTGGGGGTATGAGATTGACTCCCACGCAATGGCGGACGCCCGAAAAGTGTTGAAAAAGCTCGGCTACAACATGAAAAGCCGGGAGCGTGACCGACGGCCTACGTTGGGTGAACTGGATAAACTCCTAACGCACTTTCGCGGGATTCAATCCCGTCGACCAACCTCGATAAACATGCTCAAGATGACGGGGTTTGCCTTGTTCTCAACTCGCCGGCAGGAGGAGATTACGCGCATTCAATGGGCGGATCTGGACGAAGAAGGTCAGCGAGTGTTGGTACGCGACATGAAGAACCCAGGTCAGAAGATAGGCAACGATGTCTGGTGTCATTTACCGCCAGAGGCTTGGGACATTCTTCAAACAATGCCAAAGACGCTCCCCGAGATTTTTCCGTACAGCGCTGAATCCGTATCCACGTCCTGGACCCGGGCTTGCAAGATCCTGGGCATCGAGGATCTACACTTTCATGACTTGCGCCATGACGGTGTCAGCCGACTATTCGAGATGGACTGGGATATCCCGCGAGTTGCCAGCGTTTCAGGGCACAGGGATTGGAACTCGATGCGTCGTTATACCCATCTACGTGGTCGCGGCGATATTTATGCAAATTGGAAGTGGTTGAAGAAAATCCTGCAGGCGCCCGTTAAATTGGGCGCCAGGACATTGAAGTAAATCAGTTTCCTTTTGGTGCGCTATTCAATTGATTGCTTTCTTTAATCGCTGCAGCACGTTGAGCATCGAGGTATTCCGCGAGGTCTGTGATGTGAACTCCCTTCGCACTTTTTTGGCTCGGTTCTAATCGAGTAATTGGAATTTTTATCTGGCCTGCCAGCACCTTGCGTTGAAACATCTCAGTGGTGAGGTGCGTGAAGTAGTCGTTACAAACGCGCGCCAACGGAATGATGGCTTGACCGTCGTATTGGGCCAGAAGCACGAAAAACGTTTTCATCGCGTTGTTCCCTTATAAATAGACCCCAATTTTTTTTTGTACGCCTGGGCTGCAGTTGTGTACGGGCGTTCAGTCTTCCTGCCAACTGAAAAGGTGTTCGTGATAGCCTCGGCGGCGCCATCGTTGTGGGTTTGAGCTTGCATGGTTCTCTCCTTTCAGTGGTGGTCGGTGTCGAGGGGTTGCAGCCCCTCGGCACCACTTCCCGTTATTTCGTTACTTGGCGAGCCAGATCAGTACGTCAGGTACCTGAATAGCCGTGACAGCGATCAGTGCGAGGGTTGCAATCGTGCTGAGCAGGTTGTTCAGCAATTCCCTGCCACCCCGTTGGGCTGTTTCGTTGGTGCGCTGCATGGTTCTCTCCTTTCAGTGGTTGCCGGTTGCAGCCGGCTTCAGTTGAGGCGGTACGGTTTTCCGTCTTCGATCACATAGAAGTTCACATCGCGCAGTCGATACACACCACCCGGCCCGCCATGCACTACATAGTTGTCGTAGGGCGCTTTACTGACTCGAACTGGGAACAACTTGTCTGTCTGATGGGCGTAATCGCTGGTCTTTTTGAGATGCGCATAAAGCTGCTGCCCGCTTGGGCGACAGCCGTCAGGGCCGTGCGCCGCCTCGAAGCCAAGCCATGCTGAACGGGTTTCAATGTGGCCGTACTCAGCGTCGTTCTCTGATCGGGCCAGGTCATAGCCGCGTGGCTTTGCCCATTCCTCGAATGCGAAAAGCATTTCGAGGTCCTCGAGGTTCTGCATTGGTTTAGTCGGCATGGTTCTCTCCTTTCATGGTTGATCGGCGTGGGGTTGCAGCCCTACGCATTAAAAATCCAGCACTTCACGATGGGTTGCTTGGTGACGACGGCGTTGGAGTGCTTGGCCTGGTGGGCACGTACCGCACTGTCGGTTGCCTTGTTCGTGTCAATCAGCTTCCGAGAGCGGGAATCTTTCAGGCGGTCCCTCAATTCGCTGATGTCGGCGACCTTCTGGCGATGCTCGGCCGCGCACTTGACGAAGTCGTTGAGGTTGATGGCGATGGTGTTGTCTTTCTTGCTGTGATTGACCACCGGCCCGTCAGCGTCGAGACCTTCGAGGTACTCGTAGACCTCCCAAAATTCAGCCACTACCGGGTGATCCGAGCTGATTGAGGACTGACGCTCGATCGCCATGCGGATGATTTGGGTTCGTGTGTGGCTGATTTGCGGCTCGCTGAGGGGTACGACCAGGCGCAGGCAGTCGAGCAGGGCGAGCAGTTGAGCGTGGTTCTTGTTGATCCGCTCGACGCGGATATAGGCGCGCAGCTTGTTGCCGCAATGGCCACAGTGATCCTGCTCAGCCTTAAACGGCGTTTCACACGCAAAGCAATGGCTGTGAAGGGTGCGTAGCTTTGCCTCGTAGCCGGGCATGCGATGGGCGAACAGCTCCATCACTTCTGATTCTTTGCGTACCGCTTGCAGCAAGAAGTTGCTGAGCTTTGTGCCCTCCAGTGAGTTGAGAAGATCCGCCGCCGCGCGGCTTTCGGCTGTGACGGTGGGCCGCACAAAGTGCAGCTTCACAATCCGCGTCATGATCGCCTCGGAGGCTACGACCGGAGCGTTCTGACTGATGGCGATGGTGGCGCGGAAGGGTGGCTCGTAGGTTTCGTTGCCAGCGGTTTTGACACCCTTGGTTGCGAGCGTGCCGCCGCCGTAGTAGTCCTTCAGTTCATCCCATTCGAACGTTTTGGCGTGCGCCTTATCGTCGCCGCTGCGATCCGACTCCAGCAACACGACGGGCATGCCGGAGATTTGGCCCATCAAGCGGCTACGGCCGGCTTTGGTAGACTTGGATGGGTCGAAGCCTTCGTACCCTTCGCGGCCCAGTAATTTCCACAGCAAGGTGAGCAGGGTGGTTTTGCCCGCACCGGCTTCGCCCGTGGCTTCGAGGAACGGGAACGACTGGTACCGAGCGCGAATCTGCTCGGCGAACAGCGACCCGAACCAGAAGGTCAGGGCGACGGTGCCCTGGGCGCCAAAGCATTGCCAGAGCAAATCCAACCACTGCGAGTCGTAGTCTTTGGCGTCCCTCTGCAGGGCGATCTTCACCCCTTTCTGCAAGCTCTTGAGTTTCAGCTTGCCCATCTCGAAGAACTCCTCTTCGTTGATGGAGATGAGCTGGCCTTCCCGAACAGCGATGTCGTTGAACACGTAGCAGCCGTACTCCCTGCTGTAGCCGACGTAGTCGATGGTTTGAACGGTTTTGATGCCGAAGAGCTGGTCTTTCATGATCTTGTCCAACTGTTGTCCACTACCGGTGAACACGGCCCCGGCGCCCATGCCGAGAAGTCTTTTTTTGAATTCGCTGGCCGCTGCGACCTGGCCGCCGGTGAAGGTGTTTTTCACCGAGCCACCGTCATGAGGGAAGTCGACGCGGAAGAAGTACCAGGACTCGTCGGTGATTTCGTTGCGCTGGAAGTACAGGGCCTTGGGGTAGCAGTTGGCGATCTCGACCACACAGCCGGACATTCGCAGCGCCTTGGCGCGCCGAGCCTTGTCGTTCAGCTGTTGGTCTTCGTGGTTATCACTGGCATCAAGTGCCTGCATGGCGCTGTTGAACTTCGAAATATCCAACTTCCACCAGTACAGGCGGGAGTCGAAACCGAAGTGAAACTCTTCGCGCTCGCGCCACTGGTACATGAGCAGGGCTTTCTCCACGGCGCTTTCTGCGATCAGCAGGGCACCGTGATGCTTGGCGTCCTCCAGCTCTTTGTCGATCCGCTGGGTACGGGCTTCAACGTCGTCCATGAACGCCCAGCGCTGATGCAGATCGTTCCAATCCACTTTTCGAGAGTCGGGCTGTGGGATCTGTGCTGCGTCGCAAGTGAAGCCAAGTTCACGCGCCTGGCGGACCCACATGCGGGTGTATTTGTGCGCCCCTGGTTCGTTGTCGAGTGCCCACACCAGCTTTGGTGTCTTCCCGCCGCGAGCGGTGAACAGGGCTTTCAGCGATTCCTCTGGATAAGCGTTCGAGGAAAGCGCGGCAACGGCGGGAATACCGTTCTGCACCAGGGCGATGGCATCGAAAACGCCCTCTACGATCCACAGCTCGTCCACCTGTAAAAGATCTACGCAGGGTGGTACCCACCAATAGCCCTTGTAGCTTTCGCCAGGCTTGAAGCGCGCTTTCTTCTTGCCGAAACGGTTTGGCTTATCGATGAGCCGTTCCCAATAGCCGCCCTTATCGAGTGGAAAGCGAACGGTGGCCGATCCGATGTTTAGGTCTCGGTCAAAGTAGTGTTCCTGGGTGTACCAGCCTTCAATCATCCCTACGTCGAATCCGCGGGCGAAGGTCAGGTAGGCCTTGGCGCTTGCTGCGGGCTGATCGTCGGTGGCTGGGGCGCGTTTGCTCCAGTCGTCGAACAGGTCGCCATACAGCTCTTTGACCGGCTCCATGTAGCGGCATTTCTGCTCGCGACCACAGCGGACAAACCATGGCTCGTCGTATCGAGAAAACAACCGCCGC